CGACTCGATATCGGCCGAAGTGATCATCGATAGGCCAGACTATGGCTTTACGGTGACTCAAGTCGACCAACTGCTGGCTGCGCTCAAAGCGCAGTTGACGACGGCCTTCGTGACCAAACTCTACGGCAACGAGTCGTAGAGCCGAATCCTTAGCAGGATTCCCCATGTGGGTAATCGTCGGTATGTGGCAATTCCGGATCACTGGGATGCTGTGGCGCCGTGGCGCCCCCAGTGTTAAGGGTCAACTGACTTGACGTGGCTTGATGCCGGCCTCCCCGAAAGGAGGGGTTGCATGAAAAGCAACGCAAGTGATCTCTTGGAGCTGTGGGCCGCCGTCTACGAAGACGCCGCCCACAAGTGTTCCGCGGATGTCTCTGATTTACGTGACCTACATACGGTCAGGTCACGGGTCAAAGCCGAGGGGTTATCGTTCCTTACGATAACCCTGCCACAGTTTGCTCGGGACTTCGAGAGAAGCCTCGAGTGTGGCCAGATTAGCTCTACGCTGTTCCGGAGCTTCCGGAAAGCTGGGGCAATCCCTGCATTCCTGCAAGGTATGCTTAGCTTGTGCTTTGACCGTGAGACTGGAAGGAAATTGAACGATGACAACGATTCCCCTGTCCTTGTGGAGGCAGTACGTCAAGTCTGCCTTCTCTTCAAGAAACTGGAGACGCCGTGTACCCCCGCGAGGGAGCGCGCGGCGATCGAGGCCTTCGCTCAAGTTGAGCGCGAGTTTTCGGAGTTTTCAGCGCCGGAGGAGACCTCCTCGGTTTACCGAGAAGCTTCTCAGGTGTTGTGGGATAACATTATGCTGGGTTCTTTACACCCTGGCATGCTGGACCCTCAACACGGTCCCGGCGCCACCGCTGAGCGAATTATGGGCAACCAGAAATACGTCTGGCGGCGCTGGCACGAACGCCTCGAACCGTTCTTCCCCTTTCTAGGGACCGCTTACACCGTAAGCGCAGCCCTGTCTCGGGAATTCGAGGCCGTAACGTTTGTGCCGGAGGAACAGGAGCAGCCCGTGAGGGTTGTAACTGTTCCGAAGACTTTGAAAGCGCCCAGAATCATCGCTGTCGAGCCAGTGTGTATGCAATACACACAGCAGGCACTTCGCGCGTGTCTCTACGATGCGATCGAAGAGAACTGGTTAACGCGTGGTCACGTGAACTTTCGTGACCAGAAGCGGAATCAGGTTCTTGCGATAGAGTCGTCGATCTCAGGTCAGTTTGTGACCATTGACCTCTCAGACGCAAGTGATCGTGTTCCTAACGATCTGGTGTTTGAGATGCTTAGCGGTGTTCCAGAGTTTCGGGACGTCGTCATGGCAACTCGATCGACGCGGGCGGAGCTCCCAGATGGCCGAGTGATCGGTCCTCTGCGGAAGTTCGCTTCCATGGGTAGCGCCCTCTGTTTCCCGGTTGAGGCAATGTACTTCTACACCGTAGCGGTGGTTGCCTTGCTCGTGAAGCGGAACCTTCCAGCAGACCCTATTAACGTTTACAACGTTAGTCGGGGTCTCTACGTCTATGGGGACGATCTAATCGTACCCACGGACGACGCGGATGCGGTTCTTGATTCACTGCGTCAGTACAACGCCAAAGTGAATGACTCCAAAACGTTCCTGAGAGGAAACTTTCGGGAGTCGTGTGGGGTCGACGCATATTGCGGGCATGAAGTCACTCCGACCTATGTCCGTCAATTGCGCCCACGGAACCGACAGCAAGCTGCCGGACTTCTGAGTTGGGTAGCGACCGCCAATCTCTTCTACCAGAAGGGTTACTGGCGTGCCGCTTCTCACATGTTCAGCACGTGTGAGAAGATACTTGGGCCCTTGCCCTATGTATCCCCCGACAGTCCTGCACTTGGAAGAGTATCATTCCTTGGTTATCGCTCTGCTAACGGGTGGAGCGCCGACCATCAGTCACTTCGCGTGAAAGCGTGGGTGGCTACACCAGTCTACAGCAGTGACATTGTAGACGGATACTCTGCTCTCTACAAGAGCTTGCAGGCGTTGGATCGCCGCTCACGCGGCGAAGTCGACGTCAGTGAGCTCGAGTGGGGTGCTTATCGGAAGTGGGATAGCGATATCCCGCCTCCAAGAGATAAGTACCATCTTGAGCGTACTGTACGGCGCGGCGCCGTCACACTAAAACGCCG